AGTAAACTAGAATCGGATATTGTTCCAGAGTTTTACGTGTTCTAAGGATGAGTTTGTTACCTACGATTTTGCAGGCTTTAGGCATCACAGTTATTGCTGTTGGTGCAGGCCTTATCTTTGTCCCTGCAGGTGTGCTTGTGGCTGGTGTTGGTTTGTTGTTGTTTGGTTTGGCGTGGGAGAGAAGCGGTAAGTAATGTTAGGTAATTTGTCTGGCGAGTCTAGGGCTATAAGTTTTCAGAGCTTGTGGGGTGCAGGTGATCTGACTTCTTATGAAACTCAGTCTGCAGCTTTCGTTGACTACAACACTTCTTTGACTGTGAACGCTGTTTGGGCTTGTGTGTCTTTGATTAGCGATACTGTTTCGGCTTTGCCTGTTGATACTTACATTAGGCGTGATGGTATTGCTTACCCTTATAGGCCGAAGCCTGCTTGGGTGTCTAAGCCTGATGTCGCTATTCCTAGTGTTGCGTTTTGGCAGCAGACAATGATTAGCCTGTTGATTGACGGTAACGCTTTTGTTCGTTTGTTCAAAGATAATTCAGGCAACATTGTGAACATGGTTGTTTTGAACCCTTTGAATGTTCAGGTTAGTCGTAATGCTTTGGGGCAGAAGTTTTACACTTCTACGGTTGAAGGTAATAAGGTTTTGACTTCGGATGAGATGCTTCACATTTCGGGTTCTATCATTATGCCAGGTGAGTTTAGGGGTAAGTCACCGATTGACACGCTAAAAGAAAACATCGGTTTAGCAATCAGCCTAGAGAGCTTTGCTGCTCGTTTCTTTGGTCAGGGCACTTTGACTCAGGGTGTTATTGAGTATCCTGGAGCGTTGACAGCTGAGCAGGCAGAGAACCTTGCTAGAAGTTTTGATAGACAGCACAAGGGTTTCCGTAAAGCACACAAGACAGGGATTCTTTCTGGTGGGGCTGTGTTCAAGCCAACAACTATTGCTAACGATCAGGCTCAGATGCTTGATTCTCGTAGGCTTGCTGTTGAAGATGTGGCTAGAGCGTATCGTGTGCCTACAGACATGATTGGTTTGAATAACGGTGGGCAGAGCTATAACAGCATTGAGCAGAAGCAGATTGCTTTTGTAACTCACACGCTTAGACCTTGGCTTGCGAAACTTGAAGATGCGTTTAGCACTTTGCTTATTGATGGAGCGTATCTGGCGTTTAGCACTGATGATCTGCTTCGTGGGGATTATGCGACAAGGATTGAGGGTTACAGCAAACTGTTGCAGAATGGTGTGCTGTCAACTAATGAAGTTAGACGTAAAGAGAACATGCGACCTATTGAAGGTGGAGATGTTGTGCGTGTGCCTTTGACTAACATCAACATCAACGCTGCTTCTTTGAATGAAGATGAAACTAAGGTTGACATGGCTCAGAAACTTATCGCTTTGGGCTTTGTGCCTGAAGATGTTTTGAAGAGTCTAGGACTGTCACCGATTCCACATACAGGGCTTCCAACAGTTCAGTTGCAGAACCCTACTACTGTGCCTGATGGCAGTTATGAAACAGGTGCGTAATGCCTTACTTTGTTGAGCAGGCTGAGAGCGGTTGGGTTACTGTCAAGGATGATGGTGAAGTTTTAGGCACACACAAAACTAAGCAAGAAGCGATAGATCAGATGGTTGCTATTAGTTTGGCTGAAGGTATCCCTGTTGGTGGGGAAAGAGCTGTTGACCCAGATGAGAGTTACAGTCCGCCTACAGGTGTTGCTGTTGCTGCTAAACGTGCTTTGGAGTGGATTGCTGAAGGTTTGGCTGGCGATGGTTTTACTGATGTTGGTAGGGCTAGGGCTGTTCAGCTTGCTTCTGGTGAAGACATCTCAGGTACGACTGTGAACAGGATGATTAGTTTCTTTGCTAGGCAAGAAGATTCTGTCAAGGGTGCTACAGGTTTTAACAGTGGTGAAGAAGGTTACCCTACTGCAGGGCGTGTTGCTTGGGATGCTTGGGGTGGCGATGCAGGTCAGACTTGGGTGAATGGGTTGAGTGAGAATCGGGATGTTGTTGTTGATGCAGGTAAAATTGATGTTAGGCAAATGGAAGGTTATGTTTTGAGTGAATTGCAGGATAAGGCGTACAGCCTGAAGGGTGATGCTTTAGAAACTATTGCGAAGCTCGCTGAAACTGTTTATGAGTTGTGTGAGATTGTGGACTCTATGAGTGCACCTGTAGTTGTTGAAGAAGTTGAAGTTGAAGATGTTGATCTATCTACAGGTATGCAGGATGAAGATTCAGTGCGTTTTGTTGACCCTGTAAAGGTTGTTGAGTTGCATGAGCGTGGTGAGCGTGTGATGGCTGGTATTGAGCGTAGAGAGATGCTTCACGATTTAGAGATTCGCCAAGAAGGTGATGGCATGACTTTGCGTGGTTATGCAGCTGTGTTCAACAGCCCTAGTCAGCCTTTGCCTTTTATTGAAACTATCCAGCGTGGTGCGTTCAAGGATTCTCTAAAGTCACGTAACGATGTGAAACTGTTGTGGAATCACGACACTAGCGTTGTTTTGGGTTCTACTAGGGCAGGTACTTTACGTCTTATGGAAGATGAGCGTGGCTTGCTTGTTGAAGCCGATTTGCCTATGACTCAGGCAGGTAAAGATGCTGCCATAAGTATTCAGCGTGGCGATGTTACAGCGTTTAGTTTTGGCTTCCGTATTCCTGCTGGTGGAGATGAGTGGGCTAACGCTAATGAGCGTTTGTTGAAGCGTGTGAACGTTCATGAAGTTAGTGTTGGGGTTGCTTTCCCTGCCTACACTGGAACGGATGGAACTGCTAACGTTAGAAGCATGAATGAACTGTCTGAAAAGATTTTGAAACTGGCTGAACTTCGTGGGGTTTCTGCCGAAGAACTAACTGATGCTCTGCTGGCTTTGGAGTCTGGTGAAGTGCTTACTGAACGTCAGGGCGAACTGTTGACCGATACTTTGGGTAAGGTTTTGAAGAAAGACCCTGAAGTTACTAACCCACAGGCTTTGTTAGATCTAAAGAAGAAGCAGCTTGATTTGCTGATGCAGCGTGTATAGTTGATTTGTAGGCATCCTCTCATTGTGCCTGCTTTTAAAAAAGAAAACTAATTCTTTTCCCCCTGATTTGTCCCAGGGGGTTTTCTTTTATCTTGATAAAGTATTTTTAGAACTGAACTGCCTGACCATTGTGAAGATGGCAGTGAGATGGCTTCCGTATGGATGTCAGGGGTGCGATTCCTTATCAGTTCACGAAGACCCCAGAACTGTCCCTGTAATGCAAGCCTGCATAGATCAAACAGCTGGGGTTGTTTTTATGTGCGTGTATAAACGTGTTGTATAGACTTTATTTGTCAGGTGCGTTTATCCCCTGATCGGGTTATGTGAGTTTATCTCTGAACCTAAAACAATCCCTTACATTTATGTTCTTGAAAGGAACAAACCATGAGCGACTTTATCGCAAAACAGGTTGATGCAAAGGCTAAGGCATGGCACGAAGCTAAGGAACTGATTGATTCAGTTGAAGCTCGTGGCGGCGTTTGGTCAGGCGAAGATGAAGCAAAGTATGCTTCTCTAACTGCAGACATCAACAAGAGAAATGAACTAATTGAGCTAGAGCAGCGTGAAGCTAAAGTTGCCGAAGCTATGCAGTCAGCAACAGTTGACTTTGCTGGTGCAAGTGCACTAAACGCAGATGCAGAGATCCTTCGTAAGATGGTTGCAGGCGAAATCCGTGGACACGAGTTCCGTGCTATCACAGGTTCTTCTACTGGTGCTCCAGTGCCTACATCTTTCTACAACGAAATTGTGAAGGTTGCAAGACTTGTAAACCCACTTCTTGAGTATGCAACTGTTATCAACACTGCTGGTGGAGAGAACCTACAGATTCCATCTCAGGCAACATTCTCAACTGCAACTATCGTTGGTCAGGGTGTTTCAATTGGTACAAGCGAGCCTACTTTCAACGCTTTCACAACTCTTGGAGCATACAAGTTCTCAGCACTAGCACAGCTATCTCGTGAACTTATCCTTGACTCAGGTGTTGACATCATTGGTTTCTTGGCTGAACAGTTCGGTAACGCTCTGGGCTTCAAGATTGCTGATGAGATTGTAAACGGTACTGGAACAGTAGAGCCTACAGGTTTCCTTCCTGTTGCAGGTACTGGTGTTACAGGTTCAACTGGTGTTGCTGGTGCGTTTAGTGCTGACAACGTCATTGACTTGATTTACAGCCTTGATGGTTCACTTCGCAACCGCCCTACTTTCGCTATGCTTGCAAACAGCACTTCTATTGCAGCTCTGCGTAAGCTAAAGGACACTGCAGGTAACTACGTGTTCCAGGTTGGCGATTCAAAGGATCGTAGAGATCTAGTTCTTGGTGTTCCTGTTATTGAGACTCCTGCTATGCCGAACCCTGGTACTGCTGTGAACTCTCTTGCTGTTGGTGACCTAAAGAGCATCTACATCAGAAACGCTGGTGGACTACAGGTTGACAGAAGCGATGACTTCGCTTTCGGTAACGACCTTGCTACTTGGAGAGCAACTTGGCGTTTGGACTCTGCTCTTGTGCAGACTGCAAACATCAAGAAGTTCAAGGGTGGAGCAAGCTAAGGCTTCTTTACCTTCCTAGATTTCACCCCCAATTCGGCTGCGTAGGGCTGTCTTGGGGGTGTTTTCTATTATGCTTAGGCCATGACTAAATCTGTTATTTCTTGGTACAGCAACTCTCTCAATCAACCTACTGGCTATGGTACGCAGTCTAAGCAAGTTATTTCTAGGCTTGTAAAGGATGGGCATAAGGTTGCCATGATGTCTAACTATGGTGGTGAAGGTGTCAACAGTCTGATTGAAACAGGCTCAGGGCTTATCCCACATTACTCCAGGGGCATGAACCAATACTCTACTGACGTGCTTCCTATAAATCATGCTCACTGGAAGGCTGAAAATGCTGGGTTGCCTGCGTTCTTGATTACGCTCTATGACGTTTGGGTTTTGCTAGATAATCCTGCGACAGATAACATTCCGATTGCTTCTTGGGTTCCGATAGATCATCAGCCTGCACCTGAAAAGGTTTTGGCTTGGTTGAAGAAGCCTAATGTTACGCCTATTGCTATGAGCAAGTTTGGTAAGGCGATGATTGAAAAGGCAGGCTTAGAGTCTGAATACATCCCACACGCTATTGACACTAACCTGTTCAAACCTACTGAGATGCTTCCTGAAGGTCAGTCTGGCCGAGAGTTTGTTGGCGGTAAGGATCGCTTTGTTGTGGGCATGAACTTTGCTAATAAGGCTGGTGGGTTTATTCACCGTAAAGCTGTGTCTGAAAACTTGTTGGCTTTCGCTATTTTTGCTGCTAAGCATGATGACGTTATTTTGTATTTGCATACTGAACCGTATGGCAAGCAGTCTGGGTTTGTGTTGCCTAACATTTTGCAGGCTTGTGGTGTGCCACCTGAAAAGGTGATGATGGTTGACCCTATTGCGTATCAGTATGGGATTAGTCAGGAAACTTTGGCTGCGATCTATTCGGCTTGGGATGTTGGCTTGTTCTGTAACTATGGTGAAGGTTTTGGGATTCCACAGATTGAAGCTCAGGCTTGTGGTGTGCCTATTATTACTTCTAACTTTGCAGCTTCGGCTGAACTTGCTTCCCCTGATTCGTTCCTAGTAAATGGGCAACCGTTCTGGGATGCAGGGCAACACACTTGGTTCAACATTCCTTTGGTGTCTGGCATTGTGGATGCTTTGGAGCAGGCGTATCAGCGTGGCAGGGGAGAGTTCCCAGACACTATTGCTTTTGCTAAGGACTACGATGCAGACAAGGTTTATAAGGAGTCTTGGAAGCCACTAATAAAGAAGCTGTCAGAAAAGTGAAGTTGATTGTGCCTGTTTTGAACAGGTTTGATTTGTTGAAACGCATGATTGAGAGCATTGATGTTGAGGCAACTGTCTATGTGATCAATAACTCTGGTGTTGAGCAAGACTTTGAGTATGACAATCCTTTAGTTGATGTTCATTGGTTGGAGTTGCCTTCTAACTTGGGTGTTGCAAGTTCATGGAATCTAGGTATCAAGATGTTGCCTTTTGAAACACGCTGGTTTATTAGTTCGGCTGACTGCTGGTTTAGACCAGGGGATTTGAACTTGTTGCAGACTGCTAAAAGTGATGCTTTGACTTTGTGTAGCAAGTTCCCTTACTACCAGACTTTTGCTGTAGGTGAAGAAATAGTCAACTCTGTGGGTTTGTTTGATGAAGCGTTGCATCCTATCTATTTTGAAGATAACGATTATGAGCGAAGAATTGCTCATGCTGGTTTGCGTGTTGACCGTTTACCGTTACAGCTGGGGCATGACAATAGTTCAACGATCAATAGTGATGCAAAGTTGAGTCTGCGTAACGAAGTGACTTTTAGAAATAATCAAAAGTATTTCAATCAAAAAGTTGATGCAAGCAGGTTTGATGAAGGTCGCTGGCAGTTGCAGATTAGGAGAGCAAACTCTTGGGATTAGTTGTTGTTACAGGTGTGGCAGGGTTTCTGGGTTCACATATTGCTGACGCGTATTTGGCTAAGGGCTGGCAGGTTCGTGGCATAGATAACTTGCTTGGTGGGTCGTTGGATAATGTGCCTGCAGGTGTCGAGTTCCATAACGTTGATTTGGATGATTTAGAAGCCATTTCGCCTGTATTTGTTGGGGCTGATCTGGTTATTCATTCTGCTTGCACAGCTTATGAAGGTTTGAGTGTGTTCAGCCCTGCTCTTGTGGTCAGAAACACTGTTCAGATAAGCGTGAACGCCATGACAGCGAGTATTCGGGCTAATGTACCAAAGTTTGTTTACATGTCTTCTATGGCTCGTTATGGCAATAATCATGGTGATGTCTTTGATGAGAGTCTTGACCCTAAACCGCAAGACCCTTACGGTATTGCTAAGTTAGCTGCAGAAAAGTTGTTGACTAATTTGGCTAAGGTTCATGACGTTGATTTGGTTGTTCTTGTTCCCCATAACATTGTTGGGGCTAGACAGAAGTTTGATGATCCGTTTAGGAATGTTGCGAGCATTATGACTAACCGTATGTTGCAGGGTAAGCAACCTGTTATTTATGGTGATGGAACTCAGTTGCGTTGCTTTAGTTTTATTCAGGATGTTATTGCACCTGTTATGACTGCTTGTGAGTCTGAGCAGGCTGTAGGGCAGGTTATCAATATTGGCCCTGATGAGTCCCCTATTTC